TATGTTCTCTTGGATAAACTCTCTAAACAATTTAGTCATAGCTTCAACGTGCATAGACTCATCACGGATAGAGTAAGTAACTATCTGACCCATACCTTTCATCTTACCGAACCTTGGGAAGTTTAATAGGATTGCAAAGCTTGAGAACAACTGTAGTCCTTCGGTAAAAGCTGAATAGACTGCTAAAGTTTTAGCTATAGTTTTCTTATCAGACTTTTTAGGTTTAAAGTCACCGACATAATCATGTTTGTTAGACATCTCTTCATACTCAGCAAAAGCTTTGTACTCAATCTCCGGCATACCTACAGTATCTAATAGTAAACTATAAGCATCTTGATGTATTGATTCCATGTTTGCAAAAGAAGACATCATCATTCTAGCTTCTGGTTTTTTGAAGATAGGCATATACTTATCTATATATCCTGCACCAACATCTACATCTGATTGTGTAAATAATCTAAAGATTTGTGTTAGTAAATATTTTTCTTTGTCTGTAATGTCCTGCCAATCTTTTACATCTGTGTGTAAAGGTACTGACTCTGGCATCCAATGCATTTGATTTTGTAGTTTGTAATAGTCATACATCCACGGGTAATCAAAAGGTTTGTAGTGGTCTCTAGTTTTTAATAAACTCATTTAAAATTCCTCCTCTCCTATTATTTAAAAGTATTTATATATGCTTGTAAGTTTTCCATATCTTGAGTAGAAAGATTAGCAGCTTGACCCCACATTAAGGCAGACTGCTCACCTCTAGTCTCTCCATTTTTATACTGCATCAACATATCTACAATAGAAGTACTGCCAACAAGCTTTGGTCCAATACCTCCTTCTCCAGCTTGACCATGGCACATAGCACAATTTACATAAACTTTACTGCCCATTTCAGCTGGGTCAGCTTCTAGTCTAGCTAATCTTTTTAATTTTAGTTGTTCTAAAAATGTACCATGTTCCAAAGTGTATGCTTCATAACATTCACCGGAACAAGAATGCACATCTTCATAGCCTTTATAAGATGTAGTGTTATAAGCAAATAAAAATATAGCTGCTATTCCTGTGATTCCAAGTAGTATTGGAAAAATTATTTCTTTCATATTATCCCTCGCAAGATATACATTCCACATCTTCTAAATTAATTCGTGGAATTTTAGTGTTAACATTCTCTACATTTCTAGCTGCATTAGTTCTAAAGTAATACAACGATTTAAGTTTGTGCATACCATACCAGTGTACATCACTAACATACTGCATGTATGTATCATGTACCTGTTGTTCTTCAGTAGCACTTGGTAATGTAAAGAATAAATTTAATGATTGTGCTTGACAAATAAACTCTTGTCTTTTGTAAGCATGTTCAACTAACCAAATCTGATTTATCTCATTAGCAGTTTTAAATAATTCTTTTTCTGTTTCATCTAATACTTTTAATTTTTGTACTGACCCTTCGTTATTTGCAATCTCTTTCCAAATACTATCAAGCTCTTCGCCTTTTAGTCCTTTAGATTTTAAAAGCTTTTCTAAGTATTTATTTTTAACTTGATAAGAACCTGATAAAGTTTTATGAGTATAAACATTAGCTCGGTAAGGTTCTATAGAAGGGGAAGTACCAGAGCATATAATGCTACTACTAGCGTTAGGAGCAATAGCAAGTGCATGAGCATTGCGAAGACCACTACCTGAAATATCAGGAGCTTCACCACGGTTTTCCGCAAGAGTTTCACTAGCCTTCTTCGCCTCTTTCTTAATTTTTTTAAACGCTTGGTAGTTAAAGCTTGTTGCTCCAAGTCCTTCAAAAGGAATCCCTTTACTTTGTAAGTAAGCATGAAAACCCATTGCTCCAAGACCAAGAGACCTTTCACGATAAGCTGAGTAAGCTGCTTTAACAAACCCTTCTTTTCCTTTTTTGATATATTTTTTAAATCTTTTAAAGTTTGCATTGTATTCTCCAAGTTGTTCTGTATCAATAGCATTATCAATAAAATGTTGTAAAACATTATCTAACATAGTTATTAAGTCTGCTATGAACAAAGGTTTTTCAGACCAAGTATCATAGTGTTCTAAATTAACACTAGACAAACAACATACAGCTGTACGTTCTTCATCAGTTACTAAAGTTATTTCAGAACAAAGATTACTCTGTCTAATCTTTAACCCTAAATCTTTTTGTCCTTCTGGTAGTGCTTCGTTACAAGTATCTATATTAATCATATAAGGTTCGCCTGTTTCAGCACGAGCATTTAATATTTGCCACCATAAAGAACGAGCATTAATTGTCTTACAAGCTTCGTTAGTTTTAGGGTCTATTAATCTAAAGTCAGCATCTTCTTCTACTGCTTTTAAAAAATCATTGGTAAGGTTTATACCATTGTGTAAATTTAAATTCTTTCTGTTTATATCTCCACCAGATTCTTTTCTCATGTTTATAAACTCTTCAATCTCTGGATGTGAAATATCCATGTAAGCTGCATAGCTTCCTCTTCTTGTTACACCCTGATTAAAGGCTAACATCTGTGAGTCTACAACATGGATGAATGGAATAGTACCAGTAGAACGACTGCCTGAAGAAGTAGAAATACCGTTACTCCTAATATCTCCCCAAAATCCACCAATGCCTCCACCTGAACTTGCCAACCATATGTTCTCATCATAGTGAGAAGATAAACCATCCCTACTGTCAGGAACATAATTGAGGAAACAACTAATAGGTAGCCCACGAGTAGTTCCCCCGTTACTAAGTATAGGAGTGCTAAACATGAACCAACAGTCGGAACTGTAATCATAAAGCCTTTGAGCAAGTTCGAAGTCAGTATGTTGTTTATAAGTTGCTGCAAAAACTGCAGCCCTAGCGAAAGCTTCTTGAGCATGTGTTTCTTCCTCCCAGAAATATCTATCTTTTAATGTATCTAAACTAAACTTATCTAGTTTTTTTTCTTTATCATAGTCAATTTGTATACCGAGATATGGTTTAGTACCTACTTTATCTTCTACCATTAAATATCTCCATGTAAAATATATGAATTATATATTTCTTCTCCAGTTTCTAAAATAAGTTTAAGATAAGGATTAACTCCGGATGGAGTTTGTTTATAATCAGTCTCTTCAATCTTAACTACTTTTAAATTATTCACTATCATTCCAACTTTAACCTCTTGGAATCCTGTTGTCTTAATCATTTTTTTCTCCTTCTAATATTTTCATTAATTTTTTTTCGTACCACTCAGCTTTTTTTAAATCTTCTATACCATTCTTGTAAGTAAATCTCCATCTATATTTATGAGAGTTACCACGAAGATATCCAATAAACTCTTCTCTAGTTAGCATAGCTTCAATAGAATCTATACATTCTATACTGCCTTGATTGTAATGTTCAGGACTATTAACAAGGTCTCCTATTGTTTTATATTTCATTTAATAAATCCTCTAATTTAATTTCAGGGTTTTTCTTTACATGTTTATAAAACCAACGTAAAGTGTAGGCACTAACCATAAATTTATTGTTAGCAAATATATGTGTTTGTTGTGGTAAAAATTGTTGTAAGTTTTTTTCATTTATTTTTTCTTTGTCCTCTCCTTCTGGAGTCATGCTTCTTAGCCACTCTATCATTAGTTGTTTAGATTTAGTTCTAAGTTGTCTTGATTTTTTTCCATTCATAATGCTTTAATATCTTCCCAACCTATTAAAGATGAGTCATAATTTTTAACTAACTTCCAATAGTTTAATATACTATTAAACATACTAACATGTTTTTGATGAGATTCTTTATCCCAAACATGACAACAAATAAGTTCGTTGTCTTTTCGGTCAACAAAAATAGATACTCTTTCAACATCATCATAACCACAACCTTGAGCATAAGCTGATAGTTGCATACCATGTTCATCATAAACTAATTTAGAAGGGTCTTTACCTTCTAGGTTATCTTTAGTTTTAAAGTCTATAAATATTCCTGACTTAGAATATAAATCTATCTTACCACCATAGCCTTGTGCAGCACAGAAAGAATCTTCTGCAATCCACTCTTCATTAGGAAATGTTTTGTCTAAATATTTTTTAATAAGACGATAAGTTTTATTATCTGCTTTGCCTAAGAATCCATTTTCAATAAGAGCATGAATTTTAGTACCTTCTTTTGCAGCTTCTTTACCAATTTTTTTAGAGTCTTCTTTACATCTATAAGTAAAAGATTGAAAAGATTCTCCTTCTTCTCTATCTAAAGTTAAAGCAGAATTTAAAGCTTGGTCTATCTTCCAATTTTCTAATGAAGGTTTTGCAATCATACTTAAAATAGTAGTGACTGATGGTACTAAGCCTTCTCTCTTAGCATCTCTAAGAGTAGTGTTTCTTTCCTTACCATTAGCTCCTATGATAGTATACATAGGCTCACCTTCTCTAGTATACCAATGTCCAGACTCAGCTGTAAATTTATTATACTCGTCTTTAGGTTTTTTGTCAAGTGTTTTATTTTTTATCATTTTTCTTTTCTTCCTCAGATTGTTTAAACGCTTTGATTACATCACTAGAAAATAACTTTTGTAGATTTACAAGGTACATTTTACTAGCATTATTATCTCCACCTGAAACTGTTTTAAAGTAATCAAGTTTATCTACTATTGTTTTTAACACATCTGTTTTAAATACCAAAGTACAGAACTCATTGTCTCCTACACATAAATTATGAAACCAATAATCTGATTCAGTGGCTCTGATACCAGAAGGTTTGTTCCAAGATTCATATTCAACAGCTATGTTTCCTGTCTTCATCCACATACCTCGTTCTGATTTTACTTCTATTTTTTTATTAGTTAGCATGTCTGCTATTTTTTCTTCTCTGATTGAACCATATTCTAAATCCAAATCAAATTTCTTTCTATCTTTTTTAGTGGGTTTCACTCCAGTTACCTCCTATTTTGTATTCGCCATCCAAAGGACAACGAAGATTAAAATGCTCTCCTGCTTTTTTTATAGAATCTACTGCCATAATACCTGAACACTCAGCTTGAGAGTCTCTAACTTCAAGTTGCCATTCATCATGTATATTAGCAACAAACTTATAATCTATAGCATTTAATTTTAGTTTCATATCTAAATCAACCAAAGCTTTTTTCATTACAATCGCACCTGCTCCTTGCAATAAAGTATTTAAAGCTGCAT